TTTTTTACAGGTACATCAATCAATGATTCAAACGATTATAATTGGAGTGCTTTAACAAATAATCTTTATGCAATTAATTCTAATTACGTTGTTCAAATGAACACATTAATTGGAACTAACACAATAGAATTAACATATAATAGTTGTAATCCAAGTGTAGTTAGAGGATTTTCTGTTGGTGACATAATAACAATTTATTATGATGGTTCAGGTTTGGTTGATTGTAATTGTTCGAATCTACCAACACCTACCCCAACACCTTCAATCACTTCGTCTCCGACACCTACACCAACAATTAATACGAGTCCGACCCCAACACCAACAAGTACAAATTTGTTCCCTTGTGATAGTCCAACCCCGACTCCAACACCTAGTGCAACATTTTGTATAACACCAACACCAAGTAATGCTTGTCCGCAACCAGCGCCACCTGATTGTGTGGTCACTTTAGAAAGTTGTTATCCAATTTTAACTTATAAAATTGTTGGGGTATGTTTGAATACTCTTACATTAGATAGGGCAACCCCTGACTTTTCATATTTGGGTAATGATTGTTATGCAAGAACAATTATATATCCACCAAATATGACTGAGATATATGATAGTATAACACCATTCAGACATTGGAATGATAATGTAATTAACTTCGAATCAGTTTGTTACACTGACCAATTTGATGTTAAAGTTTGGAATATGAATATTCCTTGGTCTGAAAGTCCAGCGGGATTAGATTCATCAATTTCAAATGATTATACTAAATTTGGTTCAGTTAATTATTTGGGTACAAAAGAATACTTAGGTTATGCTTCGAGTAGTGGACAAACTGATACTAGTTCAACTTTTTATTTTAATTCTTTCGATGAGGTTGTTAGTGTACCACCTGAAGATCAAAAGGCTATAGCAATCATACATTACACAAATCAAACAATTGACTTGTTCTATGGTGAAAAATTTGCTATGCAACCTTTCGATGATAGTGTAAATGACACTACAGGTCAAGCAAGAAATTTCAGACTCCATTTACCTTGGATTATGTGGCATAAAAATCCAAATTGTTGTTTAGGACAAACATTTTGGGTAGACCCACCTGGTTTTGAAGACTTAGAATTGTTCCAAGTTAATTATATACAATCAACGAAGAATGTTGATATGAACGACCCTGGTATTAGATACTTCCATTTATGGGATGATAATCCTAATGTAAATGCGTTAACACCTAATATTCCTAACAGAGTTGGTAAAGTATTTCCTGACTTAAAAATAATTGTTATTGATGATGAAGAATTAATTGCGGCAATGTCATATAAGTCTAATAGAAATTGGACATTACCAGCACCAAAGGTTTCATTAATAACACCAAATATATGTGGATTAGACAATAACTCCGTAGAGGGTATATTAACAGGTAATACGGAAAGTTTATATGTAACTTATAGATTATCAAATGATTTTGGGTTTACAAATTCACTTCATTGTAATTATTATCAATCAATTAATGGTCCTAACATAACTTGTAATCCAATAACATCTCAAAATGTAAGTGTTAGATTTGGTGACGAGTTTAATTGTTTATCAACAGCCTCAACAACTATTCAACCTTGTTGGTACACAGGATTTACATTTTGGTTTTTACCAGCCGCTGAAACATCACCAAATACTTATCAGGCATTCCCATTCGTTAATACAGGACAAAATTTGAACGGATATCCTATATTTAGGTCTTTAACGGATGAGGGTTTAATATCAAACATATTTTATAGTGGTGGTAGTTGGGTTTTTAGAGCTAATATTAGTGCAACTGATGCAATTATTAATTTTGATAATGGTGGTCTAATTGGTAATTTTACATTACCATTTGATGAAGGTTTAACTGGTTATACTGAATGTAATTACAATCCTTTACTATGTATTACAACATGTGTGGAAAATGAACCTTGTGTTAATTCAACTTATCTTGAAATCTTGAGTGGGTCAACAAAACTTTATTTGTCAGGTCTTGACTTGACTAGTAGATTAGTTTTTAATAATCCAAATTGGGAAATTTATTCAGCAGACACAAAAATTGCAACTTTAACTGGATTAACCAATAATGATATTCCAATAGGTACATGGACACCTGATGTTGTTAGTGTTACTGGTTTAACATCAAGTTTATTCGAAGATTGTACAACTATTACTTGTAGTAGTTATTCCGCAAGCACTACAGCAAATAGTGCAACAATTAAGGTCGTTGATTGTAGTTTTGTTATCTCAGATGAAACTAATATTACATCTGGTATTACATATAGTGGATGTGCAATAAACTTAGATGGATCCTTTGATTCGTCAATTGTTCAAATTACAGAAGTAACTGAATATGGAAGTATTATGGGTACTTGTCCAACATATTCTGCATTTACTGCCAGTACTATTTGTTCTCAAGTATGTGATGTTACTAATGGATTCATAGCAAATAAATTCGAGATTTTATGTCAAAAGGTTGAAGGTAACGTAAGGCCAGAACCAACTGAATGGAAAATTATAGACTTCACTGATCAACTTAGTGGAACATCAATAAATGGTTTTATAACTCAATCAGGTTTGACTGGTAATACATTTGTAATTACACAAGATTTATACAATAATGCTGACACATATGTTCTTACTGATTACATAGATTTACCTTCAGGTACAACATCAAGTCTTAACTTCGGTGACGAATATTATTTCTATGGTAACATCGAAACAGATATTCAGGCCACAATATATGAGATGAGATACAAAATCAATTTGGGACAATCAGAGTTTTTAGCATCATCCAATCCAACTTGGGATAGTACCAAAAAGGTACATATAAGTGAAATTGGTCTTTACGATTCTGACAAAACACTTATGATTGTTTCTAAGCTACAATCACCTTATCAAAGAACAGGTATTCAACAATTTGTAGTGAAATTTGATTTCTAATCTATGACAAAAAAAATTGAATCTAATCCTAAAATATTAGGTCTTGACGTGTCCACCAAAACAATTGGTTGGGCACTTTTTGATATTAATACTAAAGAACTATTGGAATTGACACACGTTTCCCCAATAGTTAAGCCTAAAGAAGAAAACAAAATAAAGGAACTATTTTCCAAATCTGAAATTTTTAGAACAAAATTATTAGAATATAAAAATTTGGGAATATCAAAAGTAGTAATCGAAGAACCACTTCTTAATTCTAATAACGTTTATACTATTCAAACATTGTTGAGGTATAATACTCTAATTTCTAAGGAGATATATGATGTTTTAGGAATTGTACCTGAATACATTTCAACTTACAATTCTCGTAAATCGGCTTTCCCTTGGTTGGTCAAAGATAACGGAAAAGGTAAGTTTGTGTTATTTGGTGGATTACCAAAGGATTGTGATAAAAAACAAATAATTTGGGAACAAGTTGCAAAAAGAGAACCCCAAATAAATTGGGTTTATACTAAAAACAACACACTCAAAAAGGAAAACTTCGATATGAGTGACGCCTATTGTTGTGTTTTAGGTTATATGAAACAAGAAAATATATGGTAAAATTAAACCCCACTTTTTAGGTGGGGTTTTTTATTATGGTACTGCAGTATCTCCAACTATTGTCCAAGAATAAACTGCAATTATATTAGACCTTGATGTGTCAGCAATGCTTCCTATTTGGTATTGTAATCCTTGTACCCCAAACGTGACACCGAACTGAAGTATAGGTAATGTATTCCAAGCTATTAATAATGTCTGATAATTAGTTTGATTCATTCCACAATTATCAAGCATATTATCCATAGCTGAGACATTAGAAACATCCCAAGAATCTAAAGCCTGATTGAAGTTGAATGCTGAATTGAACATATCCATCATATTTGTGACACTTGAAACATCCCAATTGTTAACTGGTTGGTTGAATACACTGGCAGATTCAAACATAGCACTCATGTTAGTTACACTACTTACATTCCAAGAATTAAGATTTTGATTGAAGGCTATTGCTGACTCAAACATACCTTGCATTGTTGTAACACCTGAAGTATCCCAATTATTAAGTGGTTGATTGAAAAGCGTTGTATTTGCAAACAAACCATTCATTAGAACAACGTTACTTGTATTCCAAGTATTTAATGGTTGGTTAAATGCTGAGGCACCATCGAATGTTCCGTTCATATTAGTTACATTTGAAACATCCCAAATGTCAATATCTTGGTTGAAACTTGTAGCATTTTGGAACATTGCACCCATTTGAATGTTGTTCGACATATCCCAAGAACTAATATCTTGATTGAAACCAGTTGCACCTAAAAACATTCTTGTGGTATCAGTACATGCTGATGTATTCCAATTATTTAATGGTTGATTGAATGCAGTAACCCCCCTGAAAGTACTATTCATCGTTGTTAAATTAGATACATCCCAACTATTCAAGTCACCATCAAACGACACACTATCCCTAAAAGTACTACTTAAACTTGTTATTGTTGATGTATCCCAATATTGACTATTATTTATTGTTGTTAATGACGTACAATCTCTAAACGTACTTTGTAAATTGTTTGTTGTAGTCAAATTTGGCACGTCAGAAACAGAGGATAAATCCAAATTACTACAACCATAAAAATGACCAGTCACATTTCCAGGTTCAAATATACCCCATTGTTGAACTGAAAGAATTTTATCTCTGTCTCCTCCATTATTAAATGTCCATCCAGACAACTGATTAAATATTTGTATAGTATAGATACCAGTCGATGAATATGTGTGTTCCGTTAACGGATCATTCCATGTATTAATTGTGTCAGTACTACCATCTCCCCAATCAACGATGAAATCATAATTCCCAGTAGAATCTAATGGTAATTGAAACTTATCATTAGCTGAAGACCCCATTGATGTTAGTGTTGTATCTATATCAAATATAAATGGTGCCAACACTGGTGGTGAAGTATCCTCACAACTAATGTCATAATATATTTTAATTCCTACAATAACATCAACATCGATATATTCAGCAGGTGGGTTAGGTATTGTTCCAATAGTTATTTTATTTTCCACAGGTTCAATAATGACATCACTTATACCTGAAAAACTTAAAAGAAGTGACCTAAGTGTATAGTAATAATCATCGTCACCAGGAAAGTCATTCAAACTTGTTCCAGTATAAAATGTCGTTGCTGTTGTTAGTAATGAAACTCCTGATAATACAACATCAACTTCAAATATTGCTTGATTCAGAACACAATTTGTATCACCAGATGTCAAATCTGTGAAACCTTCAATTAACATTTGTTGTGGACCTTTTCTGATATTTTGACCACTATCTATTAGTTCTCCTTCAAATATTGTATAAGTTTGGAAAGAAGAAACTAAATTATATCCAATAAGTGTTGTTGTTCTTGTTTGAACACAACCATAAAAATCTGTAATTGTTAAAGTATATGTGCCTGCGGTTAATGCCGAAACTGTTAAACCAGTTTGTCCATTAACATTTGGACTCCAATTAAGTGTGAATGGTGGTGTCCCATCTGTAATAAATGCTGTTATTTCACCATTATTACTGAAACTTGGATTTGTACTTGATAAAACAAAATCAAGTGAGCCTAAGTTTGTTATTGTAAATGGTAGGGTTTGAGTACATAAATTAGCATCAGTAACCACAGCAGTGTAATTACCAGCAAACAAATTAGTAAATGAGTATGTAAGACCTGTAACGTTTAAGATATCGTAACCATTAATTTGGTATCTATATGGTGCAGTACCTCCAGTTGTTAATCCTAAAGTGACCGAACCAGTTGGTTGATTACAACTTGAACTTGTTGTTTGTGCAGTTAGTGTGTATAATACATTATTACTTACAACGACTGAACCTGAATAAGGACACAGATTTGATGAATCACTAATTGTTAATGTATAAGTATCAGAGCTTAATGATGTAAAGATAAATCCAGCATTTTGTAAAGGTTGGATTCCTATTTGTGAATCGTTGTTTGAGTCAGTTAGAGTGTAAGTATAGGGTGCAGCACCTCCAAAGACAGAAACTGAAATTTGACCATCTAAATTATTACAATTGGAATTATCAACGTTAATTGTTACAACAGATAATGCACTTGGTGTTAATAAAGTAGTATATGCTGTAGATTGACATAATCCCGCATCCGTAACCGTAACTGAAAAATAACCAGCAGGTAATCCTGAAAAAGTATATGAAGTTGCAAATGTTATAACAATCTCACCATTTGAACCTTGAATATGATATGGAGCAGTTCCACCTGAGATATATATTGTTGATTGTCCAGTTGCGGAAAAACAAGTTGGTTGTACATCATTAAGTAAAATTGTTCCTAATGTTGGAACTTGACCAATTATAGCCCCTTGTGATGTTACACACCCAAGTCCATCTGTAACTGTAACAGAATATGAACCATTCGTTAATCCCGTAATAGAAGATGTTGTTTCACCATTAGGTAACCAAGAATAAGTATATGGTGGTGTACCAGTTAAACCAGTTACATATAATGAACCCAAACTGTTTACACAGGCCGAATTATTAATTTGATATAAACCAAAATTTAATGTTGATGAACTTTTAACTATACAACTCTCACTTTTTCCTGTACAACCACCACCATCATCAGCAATTACATAATATGTTCCAGCAGATAGTGAAGTAAATGTATTACTTGTGTTTTGGGTCGTTGCTGAACTAATGAATCCACTTGTCAACTCATAAAGATAATAAGTGGAAGCAAAATACAGATTTGATGTTGCAGCAGTTAAAGAACCATTGTCAAAACCACAACTTGTGTTGGTACTATCTATTAATGATACACAAGAACCTGAAGATATATAAACATTTAACAATGAATATGTATTTCCCGAAGGACAACTATCTACTACATAGAATGTATATGTTCCAGCAGATAAAGAGTTTATACTATATCCAGTAACACCCGCACCTAATGGAAATGTTCCCAATGATGGACTAACCCAATCGATAGTATAATCAGGTGCAGTACCATTAATAGTAATACCAAACGCACCACTATTAGTATTTGAACAATCACCAGTTACCCCCGTTAATGTTACTATTAAACTACAAGCCATTAACTACAATATATTTGAAAGTTTATTCCGATATCAATAGTAAATACTAATCCGTTGTCATCAGTTTGACAAGTTTGATTATATACTATAACTTTATCGTTATCAGTTAAATAATAATCATATCCCATATTTTTCAAAGAGTCTAAAGAAGAAATTAAAGCGTTATAGTATTGAGTTTGACTTGGTGCATTGAAAGGTGTGAATGAATATGTCGAACCATTGAAAAATGGTAGTTGAACCATAGTAACATTGTTAATTTTTAACTCTATGTACCACTCACTCGTCAAAGTATTGAGAACACAATCATTCAATTCATAACCATTATTCGTTAAATAGTTATTCAATACTTTACCTAAAATACCAGTAATAGAAGTAACTTGAGGATCTGATTGCCATGGATAAATTGAACACTCAACTGATTCTATATTACAATCGTATTCAAACACATTAGTAATTAATGCACCTGGTCTGTTAAGTGCTGGTCTACCTTTGAATCCACCACCATTATTAGCAGATGTATTACTTGGTGGGAATTTTATCGATGGAACACTTACACCACTTGGTGGTGTTGTAACTAATACCCCACCTTGAGGATTCCTAATTGGTGGTACAGTTTGTGTTCCCCCTTCATTACCTGCAATAAGTTGACATCCTTCTTGTCTTCTCCATACAAATTTTTGTCTATGGAATATCGAATTTTCCATCTTGATACCAGTATTCCATATAGTTGTTGCCGGCACCATTTGTTCAATCAATCTAATCCAATAATCACCCATACCATTAACATATTCAATCATATTTTCATACTTGAAATTGTTGTTGGTTAAATTTGCAAACTCCTCAGATTGAATATATTTCCAATAAATTGATTCTAATGTTGGGTAACCCCCAGTTTTACCATTCGATGCAAATTGTCTATTTCTTACATTAATTGTATTTTGCCAAAATGTCTGAGCAAATTCAAAAAATGTTTTACGTTTTGGTTGTGGATTTATTATAGTCCAGTCAACTCCGCCCCTATCAGGGTATATTGTGTAAGGATTAGGGTCACAATAAGTCGGTGGTACATAGTTAAGACCTTCGTTAGGTATTGGGTAATTATATTTTCTTGACATCGCCCAAACATCATAAACAATACCTTGTGCTGGATTCATAAAAATGTCAACATTTTTGACATTCATAACCAACTTATCATCATTAACAAAATATCTTGCATTGAGATTTCCATCCAAGTTACTTCTCAATCCAGTTTCAGAATCGTACCAACTCTTATTATTATCGATTTGAGGTGTTAAAACAAACCCCAAATTCATAAATGGAAATTCTCTATATCGATTCAAATATGTTTGTCCATAAGTTGGTGGTAATAACGTTGTTTGTAAGTTTGTACTCTGACCAGTGAAAGTACTGAAAGTTGGTTCAACAACTGCAGGACCTCTATGTTGTGGTGTTTGTTCAAACCATCCACCACCAATTTGAAAGAAGTAATCATCTGAATCAGGTGGTGTTGATGGATATCCCTCGTTGTCAATAGGATAATCAGACAATGAAAGATTAACACTTGTTATTGAATTAGTTGTTGTGAATCCTGTGTAAGTTATACCCTGAATAGAAAACAAATTTCCTTCTTCAAGTGTGGGTGTTTCAGAAATGTAAGTACCCCCTGATATTGTTGCCCAATATGTGTTAAACTGACCTAAATTAATTTTGTCATCAGCCAAATAAATATATTCGTTGAATTCTGTTAGAGCCTCTGGTGCCCCAATCATTCTCAACAATCCCTCGATAGATTTTCTTGTACCTTTGGCTTTGAAGAGATATGCTGAGTTTAATATGATGTTTCTATAATACTGATAATTTAACTCATCTGGTGAGGTTTGTGTTGATACTCCAGCAAAGTTAGATGTATCATTGTTTGTTTGTCCAAATACTGAGGTTAGAAAATCATCACTTGATACTGGTGAAATATTTGTACTCCATCCTAATGTTAATGCTAAATTTCTTAATAACTGAGATGGTATATCATTTCCAACGTTATAGTTTACTGATGGCATAAATGAAAGTGCTGTGATGTATTTTTGTACATCATCGAAACTTCTACCATAAATTTGTAAAACCTTTTCTACTTTTCTTCCATCAGTATCAAAATCATTAAAAGCACCAGTAGTTAAAAATCTTGATATTAAGTTCGTTTTATTACTATCATAGAATTCACTAATTTGGTTTAGTGAAATTAAATATTGTTGGAAATTGGCAGTTAAAATGTCTATATTCCATCTTCCATATAATGGCCAACTCAAAAATCTATTCTCAATATAGAAAGTACCATCTTCAGCCTCTATAGGAACTTTGAAACTTGATGTGTATATTGGGGAAACATTCCTATTCAAAAGAAAGTTTTCCACTTCATCTAAATCCTCGTTGAATGTTTTTGATACAACAGAATCATTAGGTCTAACAATAATATCATCATAAGAAATACTTGAACCTGAAAATGGATTACCTGCAACATAAATTGTTAAAACACCTGATGTAAGACTTGTTGTTGGGATAATTCTTGTTACGTTATACCCATTACCCAAATAATATAAAGAGTAATTAGCATATTGGAGAGTCATATCTCTTAACGGAGAAACTTGTACCTCTCTGAGTTGTAGATTTCTTGTTGAGTTGATAGTAAAATCAACCTCAAATGGATTTCTAAGTCTTGCTACATCTAAGTTGAAGTTTGTTTCGTTTGTTACATCATTATAAATAATATTTGTTGCCGTTAGGCCAGACGTATAGTTTAATCCTATTGCAGTAGATTCAATTGCCGCAGGATAGTAACTTATAATTGTTGTAATTGCGGCTGACATTCTCTTAACCATCGACCCATAAGTTGTATAGTTAAGAACTTGTGTTAAATCAAAGTTAGGATAAACCTTGAAATTATTTTCAATAATACTTTTTGCTTGTTCAACATCATTGATACCCATAGACTCCAAACTCATAGGATTGGAGAATACACCAGTACTGAAAGTTCTATTTACCTTTTCAGTTACTGCAGTTGTAAAACTAAAATTACCTTGGGTCAACCCACCTCCAGCAACAAGTTGAACTCCAACTAAATTGTCTGAAAAAGTGTCAGCCCCTGATGCACCTTGTGGTGGACAAGTAAAATTATTGGCCATTATTGAGTGATATTTGTGAAGTTTTTACTGAAATCAATATTGTCAACCCTATCTTGTCTAACCTCATATAATAGGTCATTAAATTGGTCTCTAATTTCGTATAGATTGTATTGTTTATATATGTTATTATCACTATCGTATAATGTGTATATACCATCATCAATAGATTTGGTTTGATTACCAAATAAACCTATAGCTAAGGTTGAGAAATCGTGTTCCGCAACTTCAATATCCATAACAATTGGATTGAAAAAAGTATTTGTGATTATAATACTTTGATTTGGTTGTCCTATGAATGGAATTGCATTTGGTTTGTTTGTTGGTGCTGTTGATGGTGATAAAGTACAGAAGATTAAATTTGTATTTGAATCAGTGTATCTATATCTTATTGATTTTTGTGATGTGTTTGTCAAATTTTGAACAACTGGTTCACAAAAGAAAGAAGATGTTATTATTCTAAAAAAGTTTGGTATTTTTGAACCATCTGAGTTCAAATACTCAACTCTAAATCCAACTAAACCTTGATTTACAAATTTATTAATGAATTCGTTTGGAACAGAATTAAGGTCAATCACAAGTCCTTTCACATTCGGTAATGCGGATAAAATTCCACAATCCAAAATAGTTGTTCTTATTTGAGCAGGTCTTATCATCAGGGTATATATACCCAATCTATTAAATTGTTCAGCAGGTAAAGTTAAATTATACAATCCACCCAATATTTCAACGTTGGCATTTCCACCAGTTTCTGAATTATTGAAATATGGTCTTAGTATTGATTTAGCATCCAACTTTGTTAGTACAAAATTTTGTGTTTCATCTCTTGATGGTGTATAATTCAATATGATTTCCACATCTTCGGGTGAAACATCAGCAGGTCTTATTGTACCGTAATTACCTATTGCCATTTTATATAATCTGTTTTTTAATAAATATCAATTTTATGTTTTTATAACGTTGAAAAAACCATACCCATATTTGGTTAAGTCCCCAACATTATCAACCTCACCCAACCTCATAAATCTTTCCAATGCTGAGTTTTTACCCCTCTCAACAAGTACAGCCGATTGTATTTCAGGTTCATCAACCACGTTAAGTAGAAATTCTTGTTTTGTTATTGCTGAACAAACAACATCAATTGGTGTTACACCTGAAAGAACAAAAATTGTTGTTCCATCTTCATAATCATAGTAATCCATACCATTAATTGTGTAAGCAGTATAAGGTAATTGTGGGTTTCCACTATATACAATACCAACAACACCAGTTGAACCAGTAACTTGTTCATCAGCTTTATATTTACCACCATAAAGACTATTCTTAGGCCCGTATTGTGATAAGTCTTCGATTGATGACTTTGTAAAACCCGTTATTATTAAAGGACCTGAAAGATATGGATTTGTCCCTCCTTGGTATATTTCACAAGTTGAGTCACCACTAAACAAAAAGTCATATTCTAAAGGTGTACCTGACCAACTACCACCTTGTGGAATGAAAAATGCAGTTCCACTTGGATTGTCAATTGTAACACCAGTAAATGGAACATTAACTTTCTTTTTAATCAAGTTATTTCCCCAAGGACTCATACCACTAAATGTAATTGTATATTCACCAGGGGTTAAATAAGTGTGGTTATATGGGGATGGTAAGTTAGAATCAACAACTACAACAGCTGAGTTGTCCCCCCAATCCAAATAGTACTTTGAAAAACTTAAAAATTTTTTTAATTCGAGCTCCGATGTATTGTAAAAAGAACAAACTAATGGAGGTGCTGTACTACCTGATACTAAGAAATTTAACATAGTATCTTTTTGTAATATAAAACCATCAAATACAGAATAATATCCGAAATCGACTGCTGTTTGTGTCAAAAATACTGGTATGGTTAAACCAGTTAATAATGAGGAACCATCAGTTCCACCTGATAATATATCAGTTAAAGCAGAATATGCTATTGTAAAACCAGTGTAGTTTTGGGTTGTTGTTGTAGTCGTTACTTCACAACAAGGGTCTATCGTTACACCAGTTGGTGAATTACCTGCATTATATTTTACAAAGAATTTATCTCCATTGATAAATTCTGGTGAAATTCTTATATGAAATTTTCTATCTTGCATTATTGATTTACATATTCATACCACTTTATTGGATTACTGTTATCTCCACCGATTCTTTGACCTGAACTATTAAAAATTTGATAAGTTTTCCTATCATAGTCCAACACTACTTTATTATAAAAATATGTTGAACCTGAAAAATTAAATCTTCCGACACCATTTGGTAAAACTGATTGAGGTTGATTCATCATTTTAACGAACACACCGATTTTAGCATCAAAAAACTTTGCACTCATATAAAAAGTATCAATATCAATGTAACTTCTACTCCTTAACCAATAAATGAAAAACCCTTCCTTGTCTCCAACATAATCCAATTTGAATTTTGGTTTTTTTATTAAGACATCAGGAGTATATGGTGATGTTGATGCAGTCATCGTAAATCCTTGTTGAGTCGGAATTATGATGGTAAAATAATTGGTTTGATTTTTCGGGTCAGGATTATCGTAAAAATCCAGTTTGAAAAATGATTTAGTAAATGAATTACTAAAATAATATATTTCTTTAGTTGTAAATCCTTCAGTCACATATGAGTTCACCCAGTCAGTTACTGCTGTAGTTGCAGAAATACTTGTTGTAGACCCGGTATTATAAAAATAAAATTCGTAATTTATTTCAGTTTTGGGGTCTAAAGGTGAAACAACATCATGAGCAAATTGAGTAATTTCAAAATCTTCAGGTGAACCAATCACTTGTCCAACTATTTCATTTTGATAAATCTCAATACTATCTGACCTATCCAAAAAATCCCATTGGATTTCGATAGGTAATTGAATTGATTGATTCGTAACTGGTAGTCTAAAATAATAATAATTACTCACAAGGGTCTGTTGTAGGATCTTCGATTATGGTTTGTTCTACGAAATCAGTGCCTTCAGGAATAATCCTGAACATATAGTTTCCATACGGATAATGTGAACCATTTAAGAATGGATAATTAACACCTAAACCAGTTGTGTCAACATAACCATAAGAATATATATCTCTCCACTTAAAAACATTATCATTAACTGAGAAATAAGCGTAATTAGGAATGTCATAATTATTTTGTGGTGGGGCATCTTCTATGTAATCTGAAAAAACTCTGATTGTTAACGGATAATGTGGTTCATAATAATATCCTTTTGGATTTGTTGTTACAGATGTTTCATTCAAATTGAATACATTTGAATTATATGTGAGTTTATGATATAAATGTGAAATTACTCTTTCTTTTTGTTCGTAATCATTCCATTCACAAAATGCTCCATCTAAAATATCACCTGACCTTAATGAATCAACATAAGTGAAAGTATAACTATCTCGTGTATATTCACTATAATTAAAATTTGTATTTGATTTGGAATTTGAATACACCCACCAATTTGTTGGTGTACCCCCATTTGGTAAATTAAATTGGTATCCTTGTTTTAATTTTCTAAAATCATTATTAACATCTTTACCTAAAGTCCAACCAAAATAACCTTTCCATAAAATCGTGAAAAATAATTCAGTCAAAGGTCTTTTTTGATTATCAAGTAATGGATTTATTCTTATATCATTATTAAATGATAATGTGTAGGCTTGAGACCCTTCTAAAACTGATACTCTTGCAACACCATTTGGTGTAAAACCAGAACTTTCGTATTTCTTTTTAGACACAAATATATTTTGTTCAAATCCCGCTTTAACCATAACAGCATCTTCAGTATTAGTTAATATTTGATGTCTTCTTATATAATATTTTGAGATAGTATCACCTGTATTATTGTTATTAATTACTCTTTTTAATGTTCCGTTAACTCCGTTATTAAATGTTGTACCAGTGTATCCAACATCAATAATATTGAAGGAATATTCATCCGTATTAAAAAATTCATTACCCAAAGTATAAACTTGGAAAATACTATTGTTGTTATAAGATAAACTTAAAATAACGTATTCACCAACACTTAATCCATGTTTCATTGGACTATTAAAAGTAATCAATGGCTTACCATTTGCTATTCTTTTTTGAATAGTGAATGGAATACCAGTTGACGCTGACCAAGATATTAAAACATTATTTTTATTTAATACTTCCAATTGTCTGTCAACATTATCATAAGCATAAGTTAAGTAAAAATTCCAATTGTAAGAACTTGCACTTTTTGAAACAAAATTCACATGTACTATTGGTGGACTTGTATTACCTGATGGAATAGTGTAACCTGAAATATTATAGTCATTTCTGACAAAATCAAATTCATTAAATTGGGGGTAACCAGACCAAATAGTTGATGAACCAAATTCACACTGTGTTGCTGCAGCAGCTTCAGCGTTTACATAATACAAATTGTTTTCAAATGGTGGATAATTTGTTGTTCCACTAAACCTATTTTTGAAAATCAATGAAAACTTACAAGTTGGTCTAAATAAATCTGATATTTGTCTTTCGTCATCAAAAACTTGTTCTAATGAAACGTCAACACTTCTATCAAACTCATCCATTTCTTTGTGAGTTTGTAAAAGTGGCACTTGAAAAAATAGATTCGTATTAGGTGCCGATTTGTACCTAAGTGAACCTAAAACTACTCTTAAATTATCTACGTTTCCCATTATTGTATTCTTTCAGTATTTATCCATTTTTTAGCAAATCTATCCCAAGCACTCGCACCTTTTTTCAATCCAAAATAAAAATAAAATGGTGCACCAACTGTAATTAAATTATTGTCAGGATTATTAACGTCCCAAGAATTATTCAATGGATTGAGTGATGGTGTAACATAGAATGGCGAAGTATAAGGACCTGCTGGTGGATTTATCCTCGTGTCTATCGAATATATATAACCCTTTCTATCACCAACAAACAAACTTGTATTTGTTCTGAAATATCTTGATAAAGAGTTTGCTCTATCCATAGATTGATATTTGAAACTATGGAACAACGAATTATCTATTGAATTTGAATACCAATCGTTCTTTTGAGAACCGAAAATACTATTCAAATTAGGTGTGTTCTCATTGTCTTTAATCTCCCATTGATAAAAAGGAACTTCTTGAGAGTAGCAATAAAAATTATTAAATGCACAATTGTCATTTGCCAAAGCTTGGTTATTGATAATAGTTCTTTTTGGTGTTATAAAATCTCGAACTTGTGTATCTGAAGAATAAAAAATACCGAAAATAGTATCACCAAATTCACCAGTGTTAAAATAAACTGGATCAATAACTACAGGCACACCAGGAGGTGGGGTTGTGTTTGGGTAAGCCGAAGATTCAAAAGGTACTACCCCCAACTCAGAATTTATTGATATCATTTGAGCATAATCAGCATCAACGTTTAATCTTTGATTTACACTAAATAAAGGAACACGTGTGAAGTATTCGAATATACTCCCACCATTAGCACCAACTAAGATTGCAATAAAACTTGTATTTGCTAATCTTGTTATTATTAGTAAGTTCAGTAATTCAGACACATCTTGATAAGAAGTACTACTTAATCTGTTCATAACATATCCATCATACTCATCGGAAAAGACAAGTTCTTGTAAATAGTCGTTTCTCGGACCTAAATCCATAATTGTTGTAGGGAATAACAGATTCTTTCTATTTGGTAAATATGAAGCTGTTCTACCCAAAAATCCAAAGGTATTAGGGGATGAACCAGGTCCATAAGGACTACTACGATAGTAAAAATTATTAGTATCAGAATCATAGTAAATCAAAGCTGGACAAAAAACAGGTATATCGTTACCACTAATGTCTGTAGTTTTATTATTTTTGAACGCAAAGGCATATAATGTACCATTTATCCAATTATGTGTAAATAAGTGTGAAAATACATTTCTACAAGCACCAAACGTAATATTCAATCTAGATAACCATTCAGTAACTAAACCAAGGTCGTAAACTAAAGAACCAAAAACAGTTGTCACTAATTTATAACATCCATTTTCGAAAACTTGTTTACCCAAATATTTTTGACAATTACCTGAATTAATGATGTAATCACCACCACCCGGATTAGTTCCATCACGAAGAGTAAGATTAGCATCAAATTCGTAACAACCTAAGTTTCTACTATCAGAACAATTATTTGTACTTCTAAGTAATTCGGCCGTGAAATTAGGTATTTCAGTATCATCCTCATAAGGTTGACTTCCAAAGGTAGCACCAACATTTAGTGGAACATCAAAAGTCCCCTCATCAGGTATTATATACATTCCTAAATTTTGGTTTTGTTGCAAAGTATAATAAGTATCACAATTTTGTAATAGTCTATCTGAGGTTGGTAATCTGTCTGACCTCATAACTAATTTTCTACTTTGAAACTGAGTTGTAGTATAATTCCAATTAATTCCCGAAAAATACATCGGTGAAACATATCTAGAAGATTCATATGTTTGTGGTTGTCCAGTACCACTATCAATTATAAGAGTACCGAAAAACTGAAAACTCCCAATACGACCAATATCACCACCTATTGTCATATAACTACCCCCTTCAACTATTTCATTAGGATAATAACCTCTGTTTTGTGAACTACTATTCAGTACATTCGTTGGTAGATTTTGTTTAGCATAAACATTTGGAATAATAAGAACATTATATTCTATAATATGTTGATTTACATTTTGGTCTGACCCAATTGAAGCCCCCTTAGAAGACTGAAATCCTGCACCACCTCTAGGCTCAGGAACTTGAGGTAGTGGGCAATTAGTCCAATCTACACTTAAAATATTAGAATTGTCAAGTGAGGAATAGTAATGAGGTAAATTACTTGTAAAAGCACTAAATGTTTGTTGTGAAGGATTTGGTGCTGGTATATAATCATAAGATGTGTAGTATAATTGGGAATTACTATATGAGTCTAATTGACTTATATCAGAGATTAAATTTGAATGTGAGACATTGAAAAACCCACCTTGTACTGGAATGTTCAAATGATATTTTCCTTGGACACTTACCAATGTTGGGTCAGCTACACCAAATATTCTTCCTAAATCAAATTTAGTCTCTACCCTCGTTGTATATGGGTCAACACCTCTTTGTAAAATCACAATTATATTTTTTTCGTAATCTTGTAGTGAACGTAAACTAGGTATTGTTTCAACTCTTTGATTAAGAAAATCTCCTATTTCTATATTAATGAAAGTATCGTTGTCTAAAAATCTATTTTTCAAACTTTGTCCTAAAACAGGAACTCCACCCAATACCGCGTAAAATTGTGCTAAGTTTGCTTGAGTACTGAAATCAGAATACGTCATAGCCGTAATTACTTGAAAATATTCAATGTCAGTTGGGAATTTGTGACAATTGGTATTTCCGGTACTACTTCCATCAGATTGAGGAATGGTATAAATAGTTGTTCTCAAACTACCATCAGGTAGTGTAAATGGAACATTGATTTGAACTTGAGTAGCTCCAGGATTCGTTAAATTCAAATAACTTGTACCAGTTATGGCATTATTTTGAAACTCGTTTAATGTTCCCCCACTATAATTTATATCTTTCGTTGTGTTTGGACTAACAAAAGATAGAAGTGTCCCTATAGGAAGACTACTTAGACTATCTGGTGTCATCATCAACACAACTACATTATCTGTATGATAGTTACCTGGTGTTAAATATGGACGTGTTGGATTGTTATTATAAGAATATCCACCCCCATTCAATGTTGGTTCAATTGACACATAAACTTGATTAATACCACCATTTGGATTATCGAAAGCTTCATCGAAGTATTTTGCTTTCAAATTAAATAAATTTATTCTTTCAGCTGTTGTAATACTTCTTGTTCTATATGTTGCTGCAGTAATATCACCATCAGTTAGTGAAGCATAAACACCATTTATGGGATATGGTGTCTTACTTACACCTGTTGGTTTTCTTGGTGGATACTTCACGTAATATCCACTCAATAATAAATTATAGTAGTTATAGTTTATATCATCCTCTATCTTATCCGTATTATAACTACCACCTTCAAAGTTCGTTATTTGTATCCCTGAAGCATTTGGTAATGGTGGTGGTGGAGGTGTTAAAGAGGTAGATGATGTCTGTATATTAACACCATCCTCACTTAAATTATCTGAATCCTTACATGAACAAAATTCACATTGATCGTATAATAACAAAGGTAAATTTATACCTCTAAGTTTTAATTTACGAAGTTGTCTAAGTACAACACCCAATGCGAAAATAGCAGCAATCAATCCGACACCTTCAGCGACAAAACCTGCTACCATACCAGCACTAACGACTCCAGCTGCAGCACCGAATATTTTTATTGGTAATGCTATAAACAACAAAACTGACAAATAAGTTATTAATAATGGTATTAGTGCAACTCTTAACAAAATAATTAAGAAAAATAATACATGTAATACCGGTACTAATGCAACTAAAATTGGTCTAAAAATGTATGATGCTAAAGTGTATAAAAGAAAAATTATATCCCATCTAAAAGACGCATCATTCGTTGGGAACTTATTATTCTCACTTTCACAACTATTGTCCAAAATATTTTTGATTGACACAATTCTATTGGCAATAGTACCATTTCTATATTGGTCAATCAATTGGGATATTGTGTATACTTTATTGTATGAAAATTGATAAAAAGTATCTTCACAATTTATTGCAACTTGTGGGTCAGCATAGTCATCCCAATCTAAACTGAAGGCATATGATTTTTTTTGGAGAATTGGGTTAGTTGGTGCTAAACCAGTACTTGACCACCCATATTCTCTAACATTTGGAACTAAAAAATACGCCCTTTTGACATTCTCATCTAAACTTGGTGATTGATTCCATTTAATTTTGAATCTATATTTTCCTCTAGTTGGAATGCCAACTTCAGGGTCATTCGAAAAGACTCTTTCCCCAAATTCGTTCGTTGTTACAAAATCCAAATTCATAGGTAGGTCAACTAACCAAGTACCATTATCATCAATAACTTTTCCACCACTTTCTAATTCATATTGTTCCAAAATGGGTCTACCTTGGTCATCCTCGAATATAGTTTGTCTCAATGCCAATATTTCACCAGGACCTGTTACTAAACTACATAATTCACCTTGAGCAACTTTAGGTCTACAATTTCTTTTCAATGCTAAGTTTTCAACATCAGAAAATATTGACCCCATAAAGATTGCAGTTGGTTCAATAACAACATTAGCTTCAGCTGATAAGTCGAAGTCAGTTCTGTTTATACCGATATTACAAACATCGGGTTGTCCCCATAATGGTTCAATTGTTATCGTTCTATTAAGTGAAACTATTTGAGGTAATTCGTTTAAGTTACTTGATGACTTAAATCTTGTACCTGAAACTTGTGCTTCTGTTGCTAAACCAGTTCTTATTAAATCTTGTGGCGCTAATGAAAATTCACCAATGTCAGATAAATCAACATCAACGTGAATTGTTTGTACCCCAATAGGTACACCAAAAATCATAAAGTCACCACTTTCATTTGTAACAGCAGTAAACTTATAATATTTGTCAAATACTTCTATGAAACTTTGATTAATTAATACATCTTCCTTGTCGAAGAAAGAACCAGTTGGTACGTGCGCAGAATAAGACTGAACGTAAGGTAATAAATTATATCTATACCCCACATCATTAATATCTGAAACAGTTTTGTAAGGATAAATGGCCGAAACAATAGGATTGTTTTCGTCTTCAGTTGCAAGTGGAACAAATATAGATACTTTACAATTTGGTAAACCAAATCCATTATTTATACTTATTCTACCAATTACAACACCATAATCAGCACATTGTCTAGTATAAATCTCACTTTGTAAAATCTTAAGTGAAAGTATTTCTAAGGATTCAAAATCTTGTTCGAGATGTACGTTAATTGCTTTGTCAACCCCAACTTGGGTTCTTATTCTATATGAGTTAGACATTAATTATCTTTTTAGATAAATAGTTTATTTGCTATTTTCAATAAAAGATAAAGGAAGTTGAGAATAAATAAATTATCAAGAAAAATTAACTGTTTTGAGATTTTTAACCCTAACAACAATATCTTTGTTTGGAAATCTAACTTGATAAGTTTGACTTGGTTCAGCAAAAATAGTGTCGTCAACCAATTCGATTTGTTTAGTGGTGGAATCCGAATATCTTTGTGAAGTTTGTGATGATGAATATTGTCCCCCAACTTTATTGAAGATTTGAATGTCTGAAACTGAAAGTACACCATTTTGAGATTGGACTAATCTTCTTATTTCTGAGACATTTACGTTTTGACCCATTTGTCTATTACCTGGGTCCATATATTGTGATACTATATCAATTATTTGAGTTACGAAAGCACCTTGATTTTGACTATTATCCAAAACAACATCAATATTAAATCCTAAATCAACAACATTTGCAGTTTCAACTGAGACATAATCATTAATCATTCTATAATTAGACAAGTAATTAGCGACATTACTCTTCAATGTATTTGAAACGATTTCTGTTAGCCTACCTGAATCATCGTAGGACAACATCTTAATTTTAAGTTTGTTATTTTCTTCAGTAACAGAAACTTTAGCAGGTGCGCCAAATTGTGATGGCATCGTTCTGATTACAGATTCATAGTCGTTGATTGTTACAGCTCTATTTTGTGCTGCAAAGTTATAAGTGACTAAGTTTCTAACCTCTTCAGTTGTTGGGGCTCCAGCACCACCAATTGCTGCTGTAACATTAGTACATGATAAAGAATTAACTACACTTGTATTTACACTTGAAGAAGGCCCATTAACAGCAAAAGAAACAGTCCCGATGTTGTTAATAACGTTTACACCTAAATTACTACCAGTACCACCACCAACTCTATATTGTATAAACAAAGTTGTGTTTGCTTTTAAGGTACTACCTAATGCTAAGTTATCAGAATATTTGTATAAATTAAGTTTGAATCCATTTCTTGCAAATTCAGCCAATTGTTCATCCGCTGATTGACTTCCACCACCAAAGGTCATTTTTAGAAAACCTTCTGGTGTGTATTCGGTAATAAATTTAGTATTTGTTTGTATATATCTACCTACTTTAATACCAGGGTTATCTGATACTTTGGTGGGGTCTTCAACAAAAACTCTATCCTCAATTAATGCTTTTACTTCATACCATCTATTGTCCAAACCTTGAAATTCTTGTGGTGAAGGAACACTGGCATATTGTGTACCATCCTTTAACAATACACTTGTTACACCCAAAACATTTCTTTCGGGTAAAAATAATTCAAAAAATGGTCTTACATCATTTGGTGTTACCACCCTTTTGAAAACTTTTGTAGTACCATTAACTACAGTTTCTCTTTTAGTTATTGTATAATTTAATAGTTTGTTGTTACTATCAAAATTTGGTATTTTAAGTCTATTTGGAAATCCATCACCACCTACAGCTGAAGCAAAATCGATATCATAAACAGTTTCAAATACTTGTCCAGCACCATTAACTTGAGCACCTCTTCTTAATATCCCACAATATCTTAAATCTTCTTTGTCACCAAAAGCCGGAACTATGATACTAAAATCAACTAAAGCTACTGAAGGTCTTTGACCTGGTACTTTAAGACCATAAGTTCTTGCAATATTGAAAACTGAGGATCTTTGTTGGGCATATTGTAGAATTGTTTCTTGAATACTTCTATCAATATTGTATTGTAAATTATCAGATACTGCAGCGTTCAAATCTAACAAAGCAGAAAATACTGAAGCGTCATTGAAGTTATCAATTAACTCAGGATAATAAGTTCTTGTAAAGTTTATTAATTCAGTTCTAATTGCCTGAAAATCCCTGGTTGTATATGATATTTTTTTGTTAGCCATATTTTTATATGTTAATAATTACAAAATCACTTGAGTTAAATGCCGAATCTGTGATTGTATAATCTATTTTAATTTTTGCAGTATGTTCTAATTGTCCTATGTTTGTAACAACAAATTCCCTTTCACCAGCGTCATTTACAAAAGTTCCCTTGTTTTCCTCACCATCAGATGCCGCAGTTATAGAGATATTTGTGATTGTTAAACCCGGTAGATATTCACCCACAGAATCTCTTATTTCCGCTTCAATGTCTGAAAAGGTAGGTCCATCCAATGGTTCGAATATGTACTCATACAATCTTGTACCAAAATCAGGTAAGTAATATCTTGTACCCTTTCTCGTTAGTAATAAATGTACCAAATTACTTCTAATTTCTTCATCACTGGTTTGTGATAGAGACAAGTAATTACCCTGATATGAGTCCCTAAATGGGAAATTTATTCCATATGTTTTACCATCAGCCATAACAATAAATATATAACCTATATTTTTTCTATAAATACCATAAAATAGAAAATCACGACATTAAGCCGTGATTTCTTTATTTAAGATGAACAACCAAAACATTCAAAAGGTGAATCTGTTGGTTTGTTTGTTATTACCTCAACGTGTGGTAATGTTGGTGTAACTTTTGGTTTTTCTATTTTAGATATATCTACTGCTAAATGTTTTGCACCAGTTGATATTGCTTTAGTTCTAACATAGTAACAAAGTGTTTTCAATCCTTTTTGCCAAGCGTGGAAGTGTGACGATGTTACTTTAGATAAAGTTGGGTTACCCATATAGATATTCATTGATTGTGATTGGTCAATAAATGGAGCTCTATCTGCAGCCATATCAATCAATTCTCTTTGTGAAATTTCCCAAATGGTCTTGTATTTCTTAATCAAATGTTCAATTCTTTTAACCTTTTGGTTGTATTTCTTATCTTCCTTATCTAAATAATTGTTGAAGTTAATATTCTGAATTGAACCTTCATTCAATATAATCTCGTTTTTCAAATCTTCACCCCAAATTCCAAGTTTCTCAAAGTCAGCAATTAGATATTTGTTTACAATCATAATCTCACCACCAACTACTCTTCTATTAAAGATTGCTGAGTGTGCTGGTTCAGTCATTTCATAAGAACCTGTTATCTTAGCTGAACTTGCAACTGGCATCTGTGCTGTGAACAATGAGTTACAAATACCATATTTCATAACATTTTCTTTCAAATCATTCCAATCCCATCTTCCTGATAAATCAGATTCAGATAATCCCCACATATCAAATTGGAAGATACCTTTTGACATTGGTGAACCTTCAAAGAAATCATATTTTGGATATTCACCATCGTGAGTTAATTTATTACTTTCACTAATTGCCGCATAATAAATTGTTTCAAATATTTCTTTGTTTAACTTCTTTGCTTCTTCAGAGGTAAACTCATAATCCATCAGATAAAATACATCAGCCAAACCTTGTGTTCCAATTGCAATTGCTCTTTGTTCTTTACCACCTTTTTCACCCTTACTTGTTGAGTAATTGTTGATATTAACAACTTTGTTTAATGCTCTTACAACTTTACAAGTTTCATTATAAAGTCCCTCAAAATCGAATTGTCCATCGTGAACAAAGTTCTTTAATACCATTGAAGATAGGGTACAAATAGCAGTTGTTGTTTCATCAGTATATTGGTAAATCTCATTACAAAGATTTGATTGTTTGATTACCCCAATGTTTTGATGATTTGTTTTTCTGTTTGCACTATCTTTAGAACAAAGATAAGGTACACCAGTTTCAATTTGAGATTCAATTACTTTATTCCAAATATCTTGAGCTTTAACTTTTTTACCTAATCCAAGATTAACTGCTTGTTCATATACAGATTCATATTCATCACCGAAACATTCTTGTAATGGTTTCAATCCCGACTTCTTAATATCATTAGGACAGAATAAATACCAATCACCATTTTCTTTAACGGCTCTCATGAAGTTATCAGGTATCCATAGAGCTGTAAATAAGTCACGAGCTCTTAATTCTTCAGCACCTGTATTCTTTTTGATTTCTAATAAATCTATGATGTCTTTGTGCCAAGGTTCAAGGTATATTGCTGCAGAACCTGGTCTTCTACCTTGTTGATTGAAGAATCTTAATGACTCATTTACAATCTTAAGATATTTCAACAATCCACCCGCAAATCCACCTGATGTTGATAATCTACTTTCCTTACTTCTGATATTTGACATACAAAGTCCAATACCTGCAGCATCGGCTGAATAGGTTGAGATATCATTCATAGTTGACAATAACCCCTCTCTTGAGTCATCATTATTATAATGTAACACACAAGATGCTAACTGAGGTATTTTTGTACCTGAATTAATCATAATTGGGGTTGCAGGAGAAATAAGTTGAGTTGATAATGATTTGTAGTACTCCACAGCCTCCTCAAAGGATTTTGTAACCCATAGAGCAACTCTCATATACATATGTTGAGGTCTTTCAATTGTAACACCTTGTGGTGTTTTCAATAGATACATCTCATATAATGAACGCCAAGCGAAATAATCAAAGTTGTAATCATTTTCGTGATTAATAACTTCGTCAATATTACTTGTACCATAACTTTCAATCGTTTTCATCAACTCGTCATTTACAATACCTACAGAGTGTAATGTATTCATTGTATTTGAGAAACTTCCATCAGTTTCTTTATGATAAGATGATATAGCAATTTGAGATGCCAACCTTGAATAATCGTGATGACTTCCTGTATATGATGCAGCAATCTCATAAATCAACTTATCAAGTTGTTTTGTAGTAATAAGTCCTTCAGTAGGTACTGAAGTGATTACTTTAATAAAAATCTCATCCGAATTAACACTGAGTCCTTTACTTGATCTCTTGATTCTATTGTAGATTTTTTGGGGGTTGAAGGCAGCTTCTTCCCCATTTCTTTTTTGAATTTTTAATGACATAATTAATTTTTTTAGAAGTCGTCTGTGAATGTTAGAGTTTCGTTCAATTTAGCTTTTTGATACTCCATTGTTCTTGATTCGAAGAAATTACCTTTTGTTTCAACAGCTATTTGTTCCATAAATTTGAAAGGTTGTTCTACATTAAATTGTTTTTTACATCCAAATTTAACTAACAATCCATCAACAACAAACTCCAAGTATTGTTTCATTAGGTTTGAATTCATACCAATAAGAGATACAGGTAGAGATTCAGTGATAAATTCTTTTTCGATTTCCAAGGCTGAAAGTAGAATTTCTTTGATTCTCTTTTCACTTGGTTTATTTTCAACATGATTATTCAATAAGTGAATTGCGAAATCACAATGTAAGTTTTCATCCTTAAAAATCAAAGAGTTAGCATTACATAATCCTTGCATTATTCCTCTTGATTTTAACCAGAATATTGAACAGAATGAACCTGAAAAGAATATACCTTCAACTGCTGCGAAAGCAACCAACCTTTCTTGGAATGATGCTTTTTCAATCCAATCTAAAGCCCATTTAGCTTTCTTCTGAACCGCAGGTAATCTATCAATTGCATTGAAACATTCGTCTTTCTCTTTTGGATTTGAAATGTAAGTATCAATTAATAAAGAATACATTAAAGAATGGATATTTTCCATCATTAATTGAAATCCATAGAAAAATTTAGCTTCAGGATATTGTACTTCTCGGTAGAAGTTTTCAGCCAAGTTCTCATTTACAATACCATCAGAGGCCGCAAAGAAAGATAATACATTCTTAACAAAATACTTTTCATTGTCAGAAAGGTTTTCCCAATCTCTAATATCGTTGGTTAAATCAACCTCTTCTGCTGTCCAAAATGCCGCTTGGTGTTGTTTATAGTATTCCCAAATATCATTGTATTGAATTGGGAATATAACAAATCTACCAGGGTTTTCCGTTAAAATCTTTTCAGTCATAATTAAATCGTGTTTTCTCTTTGTTTTCTTTTTTCTAATAAATCTTTAATTCTTTGTCTGTTGTTTTCTTCTTTTTGTTCTTCGTGTCCCAAGAATGTGACCGAAGATTCTGTATCAATTTCCAACATACTATTGTCAAACTTACAATTTTCAAAGATAATCCCATCATCCCCAATCCTTGATTTTGTAATCGCAATTGTTGCTAATTTCATTTCTTTCTGTTGTAATGTTTTAGCTATTGAAATAATAACGTGTCCAACTTGAGCTTTCTTAATTGACCCACCCATTTGGTCTGTTGTTACAACTTCAGATGAAATAGAACTTCTATTACCTTGTGTTGCAGTCCAACCAACTAAATTAAGTTCGTGACACATTGCTTCAAATCCTCTCATTACAGAACCTTCTGACTTCCATTCATCACCCAAGTTTTTCTCAGGTACAACACAGTCAATATAGTCCAACAACACCATATCTACTTTGATACCATCAGCAATCTTCTTTCTAATGAGATTCTTGATTTGAGTCATTGTCATTGTATCTGAAGGAAGTTTCTCCAAAATAAGTTGGTTTGTCATTTTGTTTTCAACTTCCTTAACTCTCATCAAAACTTCTTCTTTTTTAATTGACATTTCATCAGGGTGGATTTTAGTCCACAATGTAAAATGTTTTCTTTGAATAACCTTGGGATTGTCCTCAAAAAATATTTGAAGAACATTATATCCGAGGTTAAATGCGTGGTTTGCAATCTTAGTTAAGATAGTTGATTTACCTACACCTGTTGGTGCTAATACAACTCCGATTTCACCTTTAGCTAAACCACCTTTCAGTAATCTATCAATACCAGGTATTCCCATAGGTATTGGGTGTCTATAATCCTCATTCAGAACATCATCCAAGTTGGAGAAAACGTTTAACATTCCATCTTCAACAATCCCAACTTGGAGTGCTTCACGTATCATTTCTTCAAGGGCATCGTAGTTCTCGAACTCTCCACCATCGATAACCTTTTGAGCTTTTGTTATTGCTTTTTGTAACTCTTGTTGTTTGCAAAACTTCAAAGCTTTTTCTTGTACAAAGTCCCCACCAGATACTGGTGCTTCCTTGATTTTTCTTATAGTATCTATAACTACTTTGGCAATAGATTCTTGTTGAAATTCAGACTTAGTAATTTGTTCAAGTGTTTCAAAACTAGGAACTCCATCCCACTTTTGATTATACTCCTTAATCATTTGAATAATGATTTTGAAGTATTTGTTATCGAAATAATTGGGTTCAATAACATCAACAATAGACCTTGAGAACTCTTTATCTACTACAATTTGATTAAGTAGTTGTACCTGAAATGAGCTTCCTAAGTAATCAAAATTTTTATTAGATGACATAAGTTTAAGTTATTGTATGAATAAATATTACACTCTGGTATTAAGTCCAAGATAATCAAAAGAAAGGTCTTTTGCTGAAAATATTGAAGTTAATTCTTGAAGAATTCCTTTAATTGTTTGTCTGATATCAACTGTGTATCTGACCTTTGGGGGGTAGATTTTCGCGTCAAATCTTCTGTGACAAAGTAACTTATCACCTTGTCTTAAATATATGTTAAAGTACTCAGGGCCATCAACATAGGAAGTGTTCAAAATATTCGGATTGTTGGTTATATCGAATTGATTTTCCAAAAGATAACTTACAGCTTTCATCTTCAACTGATGATTCAATTTATCAATCAAGTCATTCATATATTCGTGAAAGTCGATTGAATTTCTGGCATCAACATTGAAATCCCTTACGTTGAAAAATCTTTGGACGATAATATTATCATTTACCATCATCAAAAATTCAAGTTTTGTTACATCATTAATTTCTCTCATTTTTTTAGTTTTTTGTGTTAAAATTTTTTTTCTCTTTTCGTGTTAGTTTCAAAAATGGTTTTACAAAATTTACCCAAGCATCATCACCCTTCGGAAGAAACTTAAAGAATCCATCTTCCATCAACATTCTTATCAGATTTCGATGTCCCCTTCCATCAGGATCCAAGGTTTCTTTATAATAAAGTTCAACCATCTGTTTTCCTTCATCATCAATTAATGGGTCTGACAAATCTACAATCTTTTTATTGATTTCAAAAAATTCATTACCATAAATTCCTGTTTTGGTTTTTCCTGTAAGAAGATTCTTGATTGCCGTGTTATCTTTATCTTCCTTCAAAAGAGTTTCTGCTTTGGTAATAATATCGGTAATTGTTACGTATTGTTCAAGTAGTTCAGGAAATAATTTGAACAATGTTTTATCCCCCAAATAATATATTCCATCAATATTATCTGACTTATCACCACATAATACCTTATAAGTTAATATATTATTATGTGGAATCTCGTGTTCTTTTAGTTTTATTTTATCCCCATTTTTATACATCTGTTTTGCCGATGGGGAATAAATTGAAACATTTTCGGAAATAAGTTGGGTCAAATCTTTGTCTGATGAAAATATTGTAATCTTTTCATTTTCAGCAATATGACAATAATAAGCAATTAAATCATCTGCTTCATTGTTTTCAACATTAACTTGTCTAACAAACATTTCCTCCAAGTATTGTTTAACCCTCTCTTTTTGAAAAGAGAAAGATTGAACTTTGAATTCATTTTGTTCTTGGATTCTATTCTCTTTGTATTGGGGATATATAACTTTTCGTTTACTCGAATTTCCTTCCCCATCCCAAAACACAACGATTTTATCGAAGTTGTGTTCTTCGATAAATCGTCTTAAAGTGTTCAGGAAATGCCAAATACCCCCAATATGATTACCATTGTGATAGTAATCTTTAACCCCATGAAAACCAATCTTCATTAGGTTATTACCATCTACCAATAATGTTTTAGTCATTATTTTAATTTAAGGGGTTAACTAAATTGTTTTCTAAATTCTTTTCTTCTTTTGTGATATACTCACCTAAAAATTCTGTAAAGATTGCTTCCATCACAGGTACACATATCGAATTGCCAGCCAAAGCAATATGATTATTAGTTGTTAAACTTGTTGATAATAACTTATCAATATCTTCCTCTTTAACTCCCATAAATCTATATCCTTCTCTACCAGTAATCGTTCTTATTCTACCATCTTCAGTCATTATCTGTGGTGAACCAGTTGTTGTTAAACAAGGAGAACAACCATCAATAGAATAGATACGTCTCGCTTGATCGTAAGAAACATCATTTCTTCTACCTATTAGTCTACACACACTATTCTTTTTAGGTTCGTTAGGTGTAACCTCACATTCAATAAATAAGTCCTCCACGATGTCATTTTCGATGAATGGTTTCATTGGTACTCTTTCTTTTCTGTGTTTCTCAACACCATCCATAATCTTAGTAACTTCATCATTCGACATCCCATAAACTGACATCATAAACACTCTTTCTCTATTTTGAGGACAACCATAGTCAGCACCATTTAATACTCTCCAAGCACATCCATATCTCAAAAGATTCAAATATAAAATGTGGTCTTTGAAGTTCTTAATATGATTTTCAGATACCAAGTTTTTAACATTCTCCATCAAAAGAAACTTTGGTTGATTCTTC